CCTTGGAATAACTGACTCAGTAAGTTAGCACCAGAGATTTCCGCGCTTGACGAATTAGACGAAGCGTTTAAGCCTTGACCCGATACATTTAACAGTTGGTTAATTCGATTACCAACAAGGTTTTCACCTAGCAACAAAGTGCGTTTATCCAGCTCCTCTAACGTCTCGCCTGTCCCCAGCCTTCCCCTGGCCGCTTGGTTTCCAAACAAATCCCTTCTGGCTTCTTCCTGTAAAGCAGAAAAGAATGGGTTATTTTCAATGAAATCTCTTTGGGCGTTAGGGTCGTTAGCAAGCTCAGAGGCTCGCTCTATCGAGGTTTGACCCGCCGCAATAAATGGGGCGAAGTTCTCTCTAGTCCTTGCTAGAGACTCCCTGATGGCGGTAGACGCTTTATCTTCACCTTGAGAGATTGCGTTAAGACTATCGGTGAGAGAAGTCCGTAAGGTTGATAGCGCGGAGTCCCGTCCTTGGGTCACGTCCGCTCTCGCGGCGTCCTTGAAACCGATTAACTCATTAGTTGCTTCAATCTCGGCGTCGGACAGATTATTTTCTATAATCGCAAAGCCGTTAACCAGGGTGTCAAAGCTTAAATCAAAGGTCTTAACTAACCTTTCGGTTTGGTCCTGTAGTCCAGCCCGCAATTCATCCGCAGCCTGCGCATTACCCCCTTGAATCTCTGACTTCATTCGAGTGGTTGTTTCTCGAATCAGGTCAACAAATTCTTTTCTACCACCCTCCAAAACGCGGTCAATCTTAGAAATATTCGCGTTAATCAGGTCAATGGCTTGGACTATTCTCGCCTGTTGCGCGTCGCCCGCTTCGTCTACGGCGTCACCCGAATCGCCAAAAACGGTGTGAAAAGCGTCTTCCAATATGCTCATATAATCACCAAGTAGTTCCTTCTACCCTTTTCCAGACGCCCTCGTCTCTGGCGTACCAATAAAAATAATTGTCGTCATAAGCGAACATGCCCGGTTCTCCAGATTCACTCGAAGACGTCGGGACACTCACTAATTGAAACTCTGCAACTGCCCTATGTAGGTCTACATTAGACAGCGCTACCTCTGAGTTATAATCGTCGAATCGTGGGTCGTCTTTTTTAACTGTGTAGAAGGGAAAAGGTCTGCTCATATGCCGAAATTCACGTCACCCAAAACTCTGTGGATGGAACAATAAACAGGGTCGGACAGTTGTATCCTTACTACCCTTGAATCACTGGTACCGCCCAACCCTGAGAAAGTAACCTTTTCCCGGTACTCACCTTGTTTGCCAATGTCATACCAGTATTCTGTACCGAACGTCCTGCCACCGTTTTCTGAAATACTTAACATTAGGCGGGGTTTCTGACCCTGCCCCGATACAAGCCCTTGGCCTGTTGTGAGTTCAATAGTAATAGAGTTTAGTTCGAGTCGTTTTCCAGGCTTTCCAAGTAAGCCAGAGTGGATTGGCGAAGATTGCAGATTTCTTTTGATAGTCGTTCCATTGTTCTCATACGCACTATCTGATACCTCCAAAACGTTGCCAGAAGTATCACTAACAAGATGTTTGCCGTAACAATAAGCGTAAGAATCACCTACCCAACTTCCATTATTTGAAAGGTTGAACCACTCGCCACCCTCTTGAAGAACCCATGTCTTTCCTTCTGAGGGGAAGTTTAAGAAAATTAGCTTATCGCCTTGGAAGTCCATTGAGTAAGCAACAGCGTCGTCTTTTATTTGGTAGGTGGATATTTCCCTAACCATTGGCGGCGTTGACGCTTTAATCTGACGATTTTGGTCAATAGCGTAAACGTTGTCGTCATGGCCAAAGAAATACAGATTATCGCTAGTGTTGCAAACACCATGCCTAGCACCCAAACCGACAGGAATAGAGCTTCCCTGAATTCTTTCAACAGGGGGAAATCTAACCCCTGGAGTATTCCACCACGCTTCAACTGTTCTTTTCCCAAATGGTCTTAGTGTTTGCTGAAACACGTAAGGGGCAACAAGGTCATCACCCGAAACCTCTGCCGAGCCGTAGTTCAACGAACTAATGTTTAAGTAATCCCCTACTTCAGAAACAGAAAATGTCTGACCTGAACCGAAGTCGTAATACGCTCTATTATTCAGTCCTGCGACACTGTTAGGACTTCCAAAATCTGGGTCTGTTCCTGCGGTAAGTGTTGTTCCGTCCCACTCGTAAGCGGTTCCGTTTGAAACGGTAATCAGACTTGTGCCAACAGACGCGAAGGAACACCTATTACCCCCTGAGACAGTCCCTAAAGATTCAAAATTCCCTTGGTCGTCCATACGGTATAAGGTGGTGTCTACAACTTGATAGAACTCCTCTTTGTGCTGAAAAGACCCCCTAGAGGAGGTGCCAGGTGTAGGCCCTAACAACGTCGTGCCGGGGAATGTTTCTATTAAATAAGTGGATTTTCCTTCAGGGTCTCTCTGAATCTGCGGCCACCAGTTATCACAGACCTTCCGGTTGGCGTCGTAAGACTTGTGCTTATACGTACCGCCTATAAAGAAATCAGTTAAATCGACTTCCATTAGAAATCCCGGGGTCCGCTAATGTCTTCGTGCCTGTCGGTGGCGAACTTTCTAAACTCTCGCCACGCTTTGTCTTGCCCTCTTTCAATGCGGGCATACCTTTCCTCAGAAACAGACGCCGATATTTTCCCCATCTCTGCCATTATCATGGCCATATGGTGGTACAAGCGGGCTGGAACTGGCCCTGTGGATTTAAAGGTGTTTAGGTTTTCGCTCTTAATCTCGTCGTAAGTCGAATCCCAAAAATGGTCTAGTTTCACCGTCCAAGGTTGAGTAATGTCCTGGCCTACAGTTTTTAATCCCAATATCTCAGCGCAATGCTCTTTAATTTGCGTCTTCGTTTTACTCATATTGCGCTCGCTATCATTTGTACCCTATTCGTCGTTCCTTGGTTTTTTGGAACACCATGCCAAATATGGTGCGGCATGAAGACTGTCTTCCCAACCTCGGGGACATATTCAAAAATCACCTCACCCTCTTCACCGTCTAAGACGTGCAAAGGGGCTGGCTTATCTCCAGGGTCGAGGTAATGAATTAAAGAAGTGCCAGACAAGGGGACGTGCTGGTGTGGATAACCAGGGTCATAACCGCCCCCCTCGGCTGGCTTTTGAATTGACACGTATGTTTTTATATAAGAAAAGGGGATATTGCGAGCGGTGAAAGCATCCATAGAGCGCTGCTCAAAAGCGAGCCTCGCTGGATGGTCATCATCCATTCGCATTACACGACCACCCCCTGGATGGAAGTTATTTACATACTCCAGCCAAGAGGGGTCGTATCCCCAATCCTCAATTTCAAGCATTATGGCGTTATGTAATAAACACCAACAGACAACGTACCAGTGCCACCTGTGGCGGCTGCGGTATTTGCCTCTACCTGAATAATGGTTTCCTCAGAAAAAGTCTGAGGGCCATCCTTTAAGACACCGTTGAGCGGGAAGTAGTTCATTGTCTCAGGCTTAATGCCTGCAACAGCGTCGCCGGTCCAAGTACCAAGATTACCAAACCCATCAGGGTCAGCAGCCTCAGTACCGTTAGCGGCCCAACCAACATCCATGTCCAACGCCTCAATACCAGTATCAAGGTCATCTGCTCGAACGAAGCCATCAATAACAACAGCTCCGGCAGGAACACGGCACATTTGAAAAATGTCACCGTCCTCCACGTTTGCAGCAAGCTCGTAAGTACCGTAAGCGAACTTTACTGTATTCCCTTCACCTTTCCCGCCTACGGGGAATGAGGCTTTGGCTCTATCTGCGGTTAATGTTTCAGCAGCCATTAGACATCTCCTTAGTCAGCTACAGAAGCGTGGAAAGAAGTAACAATTCCATGCTGCTTTGTGTTGTAGAAAAACTTCTTGATGTCATGCTTCATAGTGATACCGACACCTGACTGGTGTTCGTAATCATCTTCCTTTCTGCGCTTAATCGAAGCCGGGCGGCCAAGACCAAAACACACAGATTGGGCACCACATAAGAAACCAACGGCAGTACGAATACCAAGTGCGCCACCAGTAGCTAGTGAGTCACCTGTCGCACCTGCGCCCCAAACACCACCAAAAGTCCCTGTAGTTCCATCGATAAACGTATCGATTTCAGGGATTTTCTTGATGATGACGCCATCTATCACGAGGTCGCCACCAGACCAGAGAGGATTACCCTCTACGGAGCGAGGCATTGCATTTTGGTGCTTTGTCTCAAGGTCTGAACGGAGGTCGCGGAAAGCGTAGGAGCCGCAATAAAACACGAACCAAGGCTCGTCGCCCTTAATCATCACCGGATTGATAAGCGGGTCTGCTTGCTCAGCGAGGCGCTTTAAAAGCTCAACGTGAGAAGCGGTACACTTGTCGTTAGTGTTGTCAAGAGTGGCGAGAGAGGCTGTGTGGTCGCCTGAAGTCAGGTTAGAGGTAGCCGCACCGTACAAAATACGGTCGCTATTCGCTGCCTGATATGTATCCATGTTCGCCGCAGATGCCGCAGTAGAACCGTTAGAACCCTGACTACCACCGTAGTTGTAGTAGGTTCCACCAGCTTCAATAGCACCCATTGCCTGGATAATGTGGTCACGCTTCTTTTCCATTGCCCAATTCATTAAGGCAGGGCGAGCTTCTTTCTTTAGCTCAAAAGCGGACTTCTCGTTTTCCTCATTATCAATGAGGACACCGTTTCTCCAGTAAGTGGGGTTGAAGGTGAAGTCGTAATCACTTAACGCTTCTTCATTACCCACCAGGGAGGTTGACCCACTCACACCATCGCCACTTAACTTAGCGACTAGGGGAATGGATTTTTTGTTGAGGTTGTTATTGACCTGAATAATGGCGTTTGGTGTGTTGCCAGTATGGGGGCCAAAGCGTCCACCTCGGACGTATTCGTGGACAACCTTAGAATCAAACTTGGTTTCCACATTTCCTGAGCTTACTCTTGTCTCAGCCATCGTAGTTTCCTTTTAAGAAAACCGAGTGGCTAGAACGGAGAATCCTCGAATAAGGAACTCAATGTTTTTGAGGTATCCTTTTCCTCGACGGCTTCGCTATTCTTTTCCGACTCGGTTGCGTCTGCTAACGAAGGCGTTTTAGGTTTTGAAGGTTTTGGCTTCACTTCTTCCGTCTTAGTAATCTCTTGCTGTTTTTGCACGTCCTCTAACATGGCTGAGATGTTTCCATCGTACTTAGCCAACAAAGAGGCGTTCTTTGCTTGAACGTAGGCAAATTCAGGGGGATTACTGGCGTGCTTGAATTTGTCAGCCAAGGTTTTGTCTTTGCTTGCCATTTCAACAAAGGCTTTTTCCATTTCTGGAAAATCGTCATACTTATCTTTAACAGATTCGTAATTCCGAGATAACCTGTCTTGAAATAAAGCATTGGCAACTGTGGCTTGGGCTTCCTGACGCGTAATAACATCGTCGGGGTTCTCAGCCTCACCTTCCTTGGCTTCTAATTCCTTCACTCTGGTTTCTAGTGCTTGGCGTTTTTCCTTCTCATCCTGATACGCCGCATATGTCCAGTTATCCTTATCGGATTCCTGGGTTTTAGCCTCGTCTTGCTCCGCTACCGTAGTCGTAGCGTCATCTTCTACCGTGGATTCCTCTTCTGAAGCTTCTGTTTCGGCTTGTCCGTCGACTTGAGTCTCTTCTTCCCCGTCAGGAGTCTGTTCCTCTACTTCAACTTCTGCTTCTTCCGTATCATCCGTTTCGCTAAAGACTGCGCTTAAATCATCCATAATCTTGTCCTTAAGGTTGACATCACCAATTGCCCGAAGGGCGGCATCCCCTTTTGCCCGTAACGCGGCATCCGTTGCCTTTTCCAAGGCATAAAAAAACCCGCGTATGCGGGTCTATAAGTAGAGCTAGGCTCTAAATATTCGCTGTAATCTCATCTGGTGGATTGTTCACCGCCACTAATTGTTTAATTTGTTCCGTGACGTTATCCGTGGCTGTGTGTTGAGCGGTAGCCATGTCTTTAGCTACCTTAGCCTTGGATTCTTCGTTCTTTCTGGTCTCTTCACCTTGTAATTGAGTTTGCTGCATTTGTTGCTGTTGTTGACGCATTTGTTGTAGCTGCGCTTTGTAGGTGTCTTTGTTTCGAAGGTTGTGCATGTTGTCTATTAACCATTCGATAGGCACTTCAGGTCTCGCCTGGGCAAGCTCAAACAGCATTTGTAGCTGCTCTTGTTGGATATTTATCGTGTCTGGTGAATGCTCGATAATCACGTCCATTTCCAATTCTGGGATGGGATTTGACACTTCTACGGGTTGCGAAAGCTGTTGGGCTATTTGTTGGGCCTGTTGGGGGTCTTGAACTTGTTGGGCCATTTGCAAGACTTGTTGGGCTTGCAATCTTTGCGCTTGAGGTAATGAGGTGTCCTCGGAAGTTTCTTTGAGTTTTTGGCCTAATGTGATTTGTATGTTAAATCCGACATATCTTAGATTATCGTGGTCGTCCGTAACTCTTACCCACTTCTCTTCGTTCCAGTTAGACAGAATCCTCCACCACATTTGGGTATAGACTCTTTCTTCCCAAGCTTTTAAGTTAAAGAATAATTCTTCAGTGGTTAACATGCCCGCCGCTTGAAGTTTCTCAACGGTCCTGCCAGATAAGTCCCCTTGTCGTTGTCCTGCGAGTTCTGCGTTAAATGTGGAAGCGTCCATTTCCTGCATGGACGAATTCATTAAGTTGAACTGCCCGTCAGCCATATCCAAGGTGTTTAGTTGGATAAAGTCGTTTTTAAGCTCGCCATCTACTTCTACGTGCCCGTCTGGTTTGGCAAGCTCTCTCTTGATTCGGTTAACGTCTTTGATAGCGCCCCGTCTAGAAGCAGTTTGACGGTTGGACATTAAGGCTAAGAATTTACTTCTTCTGTGGTTTATCTCGTCTTGAAGGTCTAGGAAATACTTCACCTCACCAAAGCGGTTATTTTCTCTGTCGATATAAGCCGCTACTGCTTCAATTGGGTTCGTGGGGAGTCCTTCTTCGTCAAGTTCACTTGAAGTGTTGTCCGTTAACTTTATGTCCCCGCAGAAAAATTTCTCCCGCCACTCACCGTTCTTCAGGTAATACTCTTGCGCCACCCTCACCCGCCTTCGGGTTTTGTCAGTGAATTTAGGTCTGTCCTCGAAAGTGTCGGTATCTACCAGCCCCTCTTGGCCCAGACATGCCTCAAACTGAGATTTTGACCACCCCCTTTCTAAAAACGGTTCTTCGTCTAACCAAAGGAAAATCCCCATGTACCGGCAGTCTTTAAAATCCTTCCGAGTAGAACGGGGGTCGTAGTAAAATCTGTCCCAAGGAATCAATTGAACTAAAGGGTCGCCTTTAGCGTCTGTCGTGATTAAGACAGCCCCATACCCTTCAACAAAATAGTTATCGGCAACCGAAGTTTTTAAGTGGTCGAGCTTATTTTTGTCTTTTGAGTACCTGAGTGCGTCGGTAATCGCTTGAGAGGCTTTTTCATGTTTGGGGGTTCTAGCATACGCTTTGGGGTCGGTCCTTCGGGAAATGTATAAACCAATTAGACCTTGGACTTTATTTTTAATTCGGTTAATCGTAATCGCAGCTTGGTTTCTGGACTTTAAAACATTGACCTCTTCCTCAGTCCATTGCTTGTTGTCCTTGTAATCCCGACACTTCTCACTTAATTCTCGCGAGTCGTGCGTAGAATCTAGAAACTCAATGATATGCTCTTTCATATAACGTCCGTGTTAAAGGGCAACCTTCCAATTAAATTCGTCTTCTTCCAGTTCCATGTCGTAGTCGTCTTGACGTGCTGGCTTTTCTTCCACCGCCTCGGCGACGCTTCTTTCAAACGCCGCTGCTAATGTCCTCATGGCGTCTGAAGAGTGAGAAGCCCAATCGTGTTTTGGGTCTCTCTTTAATGATTTGTCATCAACCTGGGGTTCTCTGCGGTAGCTTCGTAACGCTTTAATCCCGTCAGCGCACTGTTCCTTATCAATCCACATGCGGGGGAATAATGTCCTGACCGCCTGGATACCGCTTTCCCTATCTAGAGAACGGGCGATTTCTACCTTATCCCAACCCAACGCTTCGCGAAGTTGGTCACGAATAGACTTACCGTGTGCTTCTAATCGCTTAGCCCGCGCATCATGGGGTAGGAAATGAGACTGATACTCATATTCTCTTCGGTGTTCAGCGCCTTGCATGGGTCTATCAGTGATAGTGGCGATAACCTCACCACCGACTAAGTTGATTTCTACCTCAACACCCAAAATCAAAGAAGCAAGATAAGAGGGGTCCATTCCAGGTTCAGAAATGTGGTCGATAACGTGAATCTCTTCACCAATCCGTTGATACCACCACCCCGCGGTGTCGTCAGTGCGACCTATATCCCAAGCGGTGAATACTCTAGCTTCAGGGTCAAAGGGAACCTGGGTAATACGTTCCTCTTCGAAGGCTTTTCTAAGTTGGCGGGCGTATATCGCACCTTCTAACCACTTGCGGGGTTTTCCTTCCCATACGTGGTCGTATCCGTCAGGGTCTCGACTCTTCCAAGCAA